AGGTTTCTAATGATAAAAATTACTGACGAATTGAAGGCACGAGTACAGGACCATGAAGGTCTAAGGACATCTGTTTACCTCGACACACTAGGCAAAAAAACTGTGGGCATCGGCCACCTCGTGCAACCACACGAAATGGAAAGATTTGCAGAGGGAGTAGAAATCCCCATGGATGAAATCATGGAGATATTTGAAATGGATTTAAACAGAGCGGCAGCGGGGGCAGACATGTTAATACAAGAAAATGTTGGTCACGATTTGCCTCAACACGTAGGTGAAGTAATTCTTGAGATGGTGTTTCAGCTGGGGACAACAGGTGTATCTAAGTTTAAAAAATTTTGGAAAGCTCTCAGAGTAAAAGACTGGAAGAAAGCATCGGAGGAAATGAAAGATTCCAGATGGCATTCACAGACACCGAGGCGTTGTGAATCCCTAGCTGAAATTGTGGCAAACACTTAGAGTGTTCTTCTTACAAAGTTTGGTAATGTGCCTGTTTGTTTAAACTGGGCGTAGGCAGCTTGCCAGTCTTGTTTGTATTCAGTTTGTAACCAATGTCTGACAGCTTTGTCAGCGTCGTGTTCTAAGGTAAAAAAATTACCTATCGCTTTAAATATTTTAGTCATAATGTTCTCCTATTTTTAGAAGAACATATATTTATTTTTTTTCTTTTGTTGTGTCTTTTACAGTCTTCTGATGTGACTCTAGTGCATCCCATACTTCAACAGCAGACCAGTGAGCCATGACACACTTTGATATGTCCTCATGTAAAATTTTCAGCCAACTGATATCCATCTTTGCTGGCTTGCCTTTATTCTCAACAATGTGATCCACCTCTGCGTGTGTGAAAGATACGTATAGTTCCCCACTTTGATATACTATTCTCATTTTATTTCTCCCCAATTGATTCCTATTTTTGCCTCGCATTTCACAGGCACATGAAGTTCAACGGCAGACTCCATCGTATCTTTTATTTCTTTTACCTGGGTCTCATCGGCTACAGAAATATTTAGTTCGTCATGTATTTGTATCATCGGGACAATCCCGTGATTATTCCACAAATCAACCATGGCTTTCTTGGTTTGATCTGCCGCTGAACCTTGTATTAACCTATTCAATGCACGATAGGTTCCTGCTCTTTTCATTTCATTCCACGCCCATGTCTTTTTGGCGTTTTCATAATTCATCATTCTTTTGTCGTGGAAGTCTTTGTTCTCCCATAGATCAAATCTACATTTACGACCGAGCAGAGTATTTATATATCCGTTTTGTTCTGTGTATCTTGTGGCACGAACAATAATATTGTTTAAAAAACTTACGTTATCGTTGTATTTCTTCTTCAAAGATTTAGCTTGATCTTGACTGATATCTAGAGAATCAGCTAATTTAGCTATGCCCATTCCGTACATAAGCCCCAATCCTATTGTCTTGGCTTCTTTTCTAGATATTTGAGCCATATTAGCAGTTACTTGGTGGAAGTCCTCTCCATCATGGAAGAACTTAATTAGGGTCTCAGCGCCCTCTAAATCGTGTTTTTTGGCATAATGTACGAGCAATCTAGGCTCTTGTTGAGAATAATCCAAAGAAACCCACTTTTCTTCATTTTCTGGTAAAAACAAAGACCTGATCTTTGGACCTATAATTTCGTTGCGAGAAGGGACCTGTTGTAAGTTTGGATTATTCATGGACAACCGCCCACTGACCGTGCCACCATACTCCCCTTTCAACTGATTAATCTCAGCGTGAATACGCCCCTCAACTTGATGTTTTAAAATAGAATCTATAAAGGTAGTGTGTGCTTTGTTATATTCTCTAGCCACCGATATTGACTGTATCAAAGGGTTGTCGCTCTCTTTCATAGAAAGATTACTAATCTTTGCTTGTTTATTTTTTTCAGTGAGTTCATACTTTTCACCAAGCTTATCAAAAACTTTTTGTAAAGAAGCAGCAGTGTAAATATCAGAAGCATCTATGCTAATACCTGTTTCTTTTTTTATATTTTTATAAATTTTATCCTCTTCATTTTTAAAAAACTTTTTTGTTTTTTCAGCCTTATCTAAATCTACACAAACACCTTTCCATCTCATCTCTAAAAGTAAACGAAGTAAATCTGTTTCTAAATTAAACACATCAGTCAGCCCTTGCCTTTGTATCTCAACTCTAAGAACCTCCCACAACTTATAAGTTAAACGAGTGTCTTGCTCTGCATACACACCAACATATTCCACAGGAACTAAGTGCATATTCTCTATGGCTTTAAATCCATGCTCTTTGCCAAAGTCTTCTAAAATATTTCCTTGCTTTCTCTCGCCTAAATAATCCTTAGATAAATTATTTAAACTATAACTAAATCTGTTTTCATCTACGAGAGGAGCAGCTATTAAAGTATCATATACTTTAGTGACATCGCACTCTACACCCCAACGTCTAAGCCAACCTAAATCATAAACAGCATTGTGGCATATCACTATTGGATCTTGTTTAAATAATTTTGTGAGCCACTTCTTAACTTCTGATTCAGAAAAGTTACCACCTCTTTCATGTCTAACAGGAAAGTAACCATCAAACCCTTCAAAAGATATAGCGACACCTACAACAAAACCTTTGTTCGTTGCCCACCCGCCACCTAAATTTTTAATTTCTGGATCGTAAGTTTCTAAATCTATAGCGACTTGTTTTATCCCTGTGACTTCTGGAAATTTAGGTCTTGACCACTCTGGTTTGTTTTCTTTCTTCAACAAATCCATTTGTTGTTCAAAGATCATCTCAATATCTCCTCAAACTCGTAAGGGGAAGTGGAGGGAACAATGTATAAATTTTCCTTCGCTCTAGTCATACCGACATAAAAAACTCTTCTTTCATCGTCTCTATTAACCCACATATTATCATTTATTCTTTTAGAAATATCAGAAAATAAAATTACATTCTGGCTCTCTCCGCCTTTAGCTCCATGAATTGTAGAGAGTTTTATATTCGCCTCTTCATCTATGTCGTGTCCACTATTTAGTATGTGCTTGATATATAATTTATCCGACTCCGATATTCTACTGAGAGCTAACTCCCAAGAAGTTTCGACTAAAGTATTTAAGCCCCAGTCTTTTTTTAAATCAATGTAGCTGTATAGTCCCTCAAAGTCTGCTCCAGGCAAACCCTTCTTACCTCTAGAAACACCATTTTTGCCAACGGGCATAAACTGATACATGGCTTTCACATCTTCATAAGATAGCTCTTGTTTATTTTGCAAACTAATCCAAGCTCTGTAAGCTGTGGCAACGTCTTTGCTGATAGAT